ATATCGCTATGCTAATTATACTATTGCCAAGTGTATCTAGTGTACGTGGCATCAGCTTGTATAAGGTGCTATATTAGGCGCAAGATAAATCGGCGACTTATCTCTTTCTTCTTGATCTGCTTGGTTCCAATACTTATCAGCTTGTTGCTCAAGATATGTAATTCTACCTGCATCAACACCGGGCAATTCCATGGCCATTTGATGGGCAAGCATATTTTGAACTGCCAAGTACCATCTTTGTGGGATTTCTATCTCACCACTTAATGCGCCTACATCTTGTATTTGCCGATGGTACCACGCAACTATTTGCTTAAATGGATTACCCGGGACAGGCCACGTATACATTGAAGGTTGTGGAATAGTTCTATCAAACCAAAACAATAAAGGCTGGTCTGATGTGAAATTCTTATTAGGCAAATTGGTGTAGTCATCACGATTTAAACGTGCCATAGGTATTTCTGTAGGCGCTGTGCCCCATACCAATTCGCGAATAGCTAAAGTACCGCCACCTTTTTCCTTAATTCTCCACAAAGGAGTACTTTGTGAAGGCTCAAGATCATAGTAATACCATCTACCGTCAACCCAAGTGGTTGCTCCGGGAGAATATACCGTGGTCCAAGTAATATTATCGGTACTACATTGGATATCTATATTAAAAGACCCAGAAGTACCTGCCAGAATGCCTACTGTTGCAATATAAACGTTATTTCCTGACCCATTACTAATGCCAAGATACCCATTTGGTGCACTTTGTTGGCAAATTGTGTCGGTATTACCATCATAAGCATTTGCAACATTACCAGAAGACCCAAACATGCCTGTAGTAACGCGAGTAACTGAACGATAATTGGCATTTAGCACATCAACAGTGCCTAAAGGCATATCATAAATGTATTGTTCTTGGTAAAGCCCTTGTACAACCTTATCGATGCACCAATATTGAATGCCACGATTGGCCATATTGGAAAGAACGTAAAATAGACTGGTTTTTGAGGCTAAAACTTGCTCATTGGTGAGCTCTTCTGCCAATTTACCGGCACGACGAGCACCATGGTCAATCAGTTGCTGAACCGAAATAACTGTAGTACCGACGGTTCCACTTGTTGACATGAATTACCACCTTCCTGTCTTTTTTGTAGCTGTTAAAGAGCCACCATCTGCGCAATGCCAACGTTTAAGAGACGCCGCTTTTCGAGTAGGTTGTCCCTTATCATCTTTCATAGGCCCCGGCATACCACTCATACGTGCGCAAAAAGAATCATGTCTTGGACCCTTTGCTTGTGGAGCCTTAAGGTTACTACCGGTTGCCCTATTAAATTTATCTCGACCTTTCTGAGTAAGGCCGGCGCCTTGGCTTGTAGGTAACTTTTCACCGCGGCTCACAGATAATCTAGGGTCGCCACCTTTTGCCATTTTTGCTGTCTTAGCTGCGGCTTTAAAATCTGCTGCAGTAGGCGCGCCTTTACTACCGGGCTTACGCATCTTTTCACCAGAGCCATGCTCAATTCTTTCACGCTTGGCATGAATATTCTCATATAAGCCACCACTTTTAAATTTCTTACCCTCATCAGCTTTAGCAAACTCTTTACCTACTTTTTGAGGAACGCCGCCATACCCACCTTTAGTATGGGCTGCTGCCATCATTAAACGATGCTGGGCTGGTGATTTGCTTGGCATAATTAGTCGGGATTTTTAATTAAAAGACCACCAACATAAATATTGGCTATTGCGCCAGCGCCACCAGCGCCAAGCAGTTGCCATTGAATGTCGTGTTTCTCAGGGTAAGCCACAGGGAACTGAAGCGGAATTGCCAGCTGTTGCACAAACGCAGTTTGAAGTTCAGCCGTAATAACATTACCACTTCTTTCTTGGTGAATTTGGTATGTACGCAACTTGACATACGCGCCACTTGTGACGGATGTGTTTGTGTCTGCTTGGTAATAGGTTTGATAGAAAGTGTAGCCAGCAGGAACAGTGTAAAGTGACATCTGCGTCACCCCATTGCCAGCCGTAATCTTTGCGTAAGTTGTGCCGCCATTAGTGGCTGTAACTGTGCCTACAGCGTTTCCAACCCAAGTCTCCATGCTGTTAATACGGAAAAAAGTCTTGGTGGTGTTGACTCCAGTCGTACCGTTGAGCGCCACATCTTCGTATTGCTCGACATATCCAGCGCCAAGTCCGTACACACGAATAGTGACCGCTGTATCAGAAGCGGAGGAACTCGCCAGCGTCATCACAACTGCGGAAGATGGATATGCATAAGCGCCACCAGCACTTGTCAAGCCTTCCCAAAGAGGGCCAAAAGCAGTGCTACCAAGGGTTGTAGTATTGCCAAAAATGTTTAGCGATGAGTGCCCATCAACTTGACCACGTGACACTTGTAATTCAAAAGGCTCATACGCACCCTGACGAGTGGCAGAAGAATAAGTTCCCATAGTAATCCTCAATTAAAAGCAGGGGCCGAAGCCCCTACTCTATTTAGCAAGAGCCGCCGTACTTTTTCTTCATTACAGTATGGCCACAAGAATCGCCCTTCATTTCAACGTGACCACCTTCTTTATACTTAGCAACCTTAGTTATGCCGCCAGTTTTGTATTCAGAAGGCTTAATTGCGCCACCAGTTTTATAACCACCTTGCGCATTAGCCACACCCCCAGTAGCTTTTTTCATAGCATGCATTCCACCATGCTTTAGCTTAAGTGTAGTGCCTTTGCCGCCTTTATGCTCTTGCATATCATGTTGCTTAAAGGCTTTTTTCATCATGGCCTTGTCTTGAGCCATATCTGCTTTGCCGCCTTCTTTCATAGCAGGAGCCGCCATTAAAGGTGGAGCTACATTAGGACGTGCTGCACGAGGCATACCCATTGCGCCAGTCTTTTGAATCGCAGGAGGCATACCTTTTTTCATACGAGGCTCAACTGACGTTTCAGTTGTCATCTCTTTAGGTTCGCGTTTAAACTTAGCCATGCTATACTCCTTAAGCTTGTGTAACGCCAAGGGCGCCAACACGAGTTGCATTAGGGCCTACAGCAATACCCGGCAGTGCAATGGTCATAACTAAACGCTTAATACCGTCAGTTGCGCCACTAGGTGCAAAAGTGCCACGTACATCACCTGTAGTTGTTGTCGCAGTAGCAGTAACCGCAGCAGTTGCAGTGCCTGCGTTATCAGCTAAAGTATTGTTATACCCGGCGTGGACAATGTAAGCATTATCAAGAATACGTACAGGGCTACCAAGAATGTCAGTAGTGCCAATACCAATTGTTGCACCCAAAGCGCCAGAAATAGTCGCTGACGAAATTTGCCAGAAAGCTTTCTTACCATTTACTGTGGTTGATTGCACTGTGCCTGTAGCAATTACTTCACTCATTGCTTGGCCGTAGTAGTCGTAGCCAGTAATGGTTACGTTACGGTTAGTCAATGTACCTGTACCAGAAACAATGCTTACTGCACGTGGGCAATCCAACTGAATAACAGTTGAACCATCAGTGCGAATAACAGATTTTGTAGAAGTACTTGCGGTTAGAGTAATTGCTGAAGAAGTTGTTTGCGCTGCAGCAATGTTGGTTGCGCCTAAAGTTTGTGGCACAACATCCCAGATATATACGCGGCCAAGAGGGCCTACGCCTAAATCCATTGGCGATGGGTTATCATAGCCTGTGTTGCCATGCAAAGTCAATGCGGTTGTGTTTGCAATGTTAATTGCTTGGTTCAGCGTATACGTACCAGTACCGCCAGTGCCTGAAGCAAAAGCTGTAATGTATGTACCATCAGTAACACTTGTGCCATCAACATACATACCAACAACGATTGGGTTGCCAGAATTAAGGGCAGTAATTGTTAGTGTTGATGAAGAAGAACCGCCTGTACCACCTGTAGCGGTAACAGAGTAGTTGCGTAAACCTGTACCCATATAGGTTTGCGCTGGGCCTAAGAATAGGTCGTCTGAAAATTGAGGCATCGTCTGCTCCTTGAAAAGTTTGACGAATAGTGGATAAAAGGGCTGAGTTTTACCCCAGCCCCCAATACTTTACACGCCGGGCGTGCCGTACATTGCACGAGGATCAGTCCAGCCGATGTCGTAACGCTCAGTGCTCTTATAGCGCATTGAGTCAGTTTCGAAATCGCCTTCCATGGTTTTTTCCAAACCACGGCGCATCAGAAGTTTCATACCTTCTGGTGCATCGGTCTCTACCCACCATGCAGTTGCGGAAGTCAAACGAGAAAGAACAGCTGCGCCTTCTGGCAACAAACCAATTGATTTAACTGGGTTGATGTCGTTATTTGCAGTGCCTGTACGCAGAACAGACTTCAGCAATACTTCAGCTTGGAACACATTGCCCGGTGCAACAACCAGTTTCAGTGGTTGCAAACGGATTTTCTTACCGTTGTTGTCAACTGCTTGACGAACTTGGATAAGCATCTGTTCTAGTGAAGTTTGCGACAAGTTAGCAGCAGTCCCTAGCAGGTTGCTAAAGTTACCGTTAACGATTGGGTGTGTAGTAGCATTCAACTGAACGCCGTCACCGCCTGGGTAAGCGCTATTGAAAGCACGATTCAGCACGTTGGCTGCAAGTGTTTCTTTAGTCTCAACCAGAGATTGCGCCAAGTGCTTGGCATATACAGAACCAATACGAATGTGGTCGCCATCTTCAACCAACACTTTGGTCAGAGCGAAGGCCAAGCCATACACTTTGTACACATAGCGTTTGAGGAAGAGAACACCACCTTGTTGATACGACACAGGAGTACCATCAGGCAACTCAGGTGCTGCACCAAAGCCGTACAGAACTGGCTCTTCGTGATAGTTACGTGGAATACCTTGCTGTTCACGGAAAACCGTGGACCATTCATCGGTACGTTGGTCATAAACTCCGTCGAATGCTTCGTTGAGAATTGGCTCAACAATCGACCGGAAGTCGGTACTTCTCATTGGGGCTGCCATAGTCTATGCCCTCCCTTAGATAGCGTTAAGAGTAGCGACAAACTGATGGCTAGCAATTTGTACACGAACAATCGTATACGCATCACCCCAAGCATTGTCAGCATACGGTGCAAGATCTACAATACGCAACTGACCGTAAGTCGATGTACCTGTCAATGTTGCTGACATAGTGCATTGCGACAAACCAGTTGTAGTAGAACCAGCAGTTAGGTTAGAAAAGTTAGCGTTATCGCCAATTGCAGTTTGCGCTACAGAGCCATCAGCTTGAATCTCATATACGATCAAAGGATCGTTATAAAAATAAGCTACGCAGCTACCAGCTTGGTAAGCTGTATTTGCAGGCCAGTAGTTAGAAACGCGACGACGACCTGTAGTATCTGTCCACTCTACGCCGGAAAATGCTCCAACGAAAGCTTCAGTAGAAGACACAGGCTGAATAACACCGCTAGTGGTGTACTTGACCGGCTGACCTTTCAGAATATCTGTATTGTAAGCCGATGTAATGCCATTGGCCAACGCCTGAGCACGTTCCAATCCCGTAGGAAAGAACGCCGGACGAAGACCGAATGGTGCAGAAGTTGCGCTCATAGAATGAGTCCTTTCACATTCGATATGCTAAATTACTCAAAAATTGGTACTTTAGCTGTGGCGTTAGATTCCATGCCTTCGCCTTCTATCGATACAAGTGAACGACCACCGCTATCGCGAGCACCAAGCAATTGTTCTTGCTGCACCTTAATCTTGTCCTGCTCTTCGAGCGGGGCACGATGGTGAATTTCGTACATGATTTCTTGATAAAGATCCATAGGCATCTTATACAAGATCATCTCGTTGCAAGAAACAAAACCGGCATGCTCACCAGCTTTCACTCTTAGATGCTCAAAGCCCGGCAACTCCTCGGCTTTTACAGGTTCATAACCCATTCGCATCCGTTTGTGGATTGGGTCGTACTGATTTGTAGAAGACAACCAGCACAAATGGTAACCCGGAATTTCGGGCGGGGTCGGAAGTGCTTCTTGAAGCCACTCCGAGCGGAACATCTTACGACGCTCCTCGGAAAATGCAAAGTTGGTTTCGGGTGCATCGCGCTTACGATCATCAGCAGCACGACTTTCACGACCTACGCCAGCGTTTTTCTTGATTCTGTCATCCATCATTAGCCCCTATTCTGTTTGTTTTGACGATCCCAATCCGCAAATTTACGAATCATCTTGTTACGTTGCTCGGTATTATCCCACATGCCAGCTTCCTTAATGGCTGCTACACGATCAGGGGTTAAGCGAAACTCATTAGATCGTACTCCACCTGATGATTCTCGCCCCGAACTAGTAACCACAGACCTAGGCCTCTGATTTCTGTTACGCTCATTATATCCTGTGTTAGAACGATGTGGTAAATATTTTTGCAAGCGGTCGTCGAGCTCTTCCCAATAATCTTCTTGCGTTGGGTCGAACCCTTCCTCAGTTAGTTTACGGTCAATTTTTTGTGCAATCTCTGAATCAAGATCTTTACCTTGCGGATCATACCAGCCATTGCGACTCATCCAATCAGCAGCCATCTTCTGGACCATAGGGTCAGGAAGTTGAATATTCTGCTTAGGTTGTTGAGTCATTTGGCGAGTGGCATTCTCCTTAATGGTGCTTAAAGACTCCATCTTGCGTTGGGCCTCATATAGCATTTCTTGAGCTTGTACCAGTGATTCACCATCTTGTGCAGATACAGCTTCTTTCATCTTCATTTTGGCGTACTCAACTTGTACACCAGCATCGTCGATGGCTTTATCTACACGTGCTAATTCTGCGCCCGATGTTTTCTTCTCCAACACAGCCAATCTATCAGCCAAGGCATTATTCTGCTTCTTTAGTGCAGAAATGAGATGGTTAGATTCGCGTGCCTTTTCACGATGAAGTTGCTTCTTCAGCTTGCGCTCTTCACGACGAGCTGCTCGAATAGCTTCACGTTCAGGGTCATTGTCAGATATGTCATCCTTGGCATCATAGTCGCCAGAAGGACCATCATCATCATCGTTATTGCTAGGTTCCGGAGCTTGAGGTGAAGGCTCACTGTCAGGAAGCTGCACAACGGCAGATCCATCAAGTTCCTCAGCCACCTGTAGTTCCAATTTCTCGGTAGGAGTCATATAGTTTTACCTTTCTGCGCTTAAACAAACGCTCTAATTGCGAGGGGGTCCCCAGTACAGGCGCCAATGAGCTCATGGTCGTTAAAGAAAGTAAAGAGTGCTTTACCTTTTTGCTCGCCTTGCTCAAAGTCGATTTCCCAACGATCGCCGCCCCATTTTGGAACACGGACATAATCTCCAACTTTTGCCCATGCGCCTTCTGGCCACGGTTCCATGGTGTCACGCTTCATAAATGCAAGCGGGCCTATGGCAACAATCT